ACGGCTTCCAGCGGCGTTTGGCGGTTGCCTGACTGTATCCGAAAAAGATACTTATATCTTTGTAGCGCAGCGTTTCGCGCCCCGGAAACGCTGCGTCGAGCCGCTCGAGCTGCTCTCTGAATCCCTCTTTTTCCCTTGCCATTGTTTTGCCTCCTACTCAAAGCTTACCTCGTCGCCGATCTTGATGGAGTCGTAGCGTTCCTTGCCGACCTCATAAGACGCCGTGTCCCATTCGCCCTTGTCGTTTTCGCGGCGGATCAGAATGCGGTATTCTGCCGGGACATAGCGAAATTTGAGCACAGGAACACTGCGGTATTGACCGTCGTCATAAACGCGCTCATAGGTCGTGTATGACTCGCTGTGCGCCGGTGTGTAGTACTTGTCGTAGACCTCGCCGCTCTTGATCTGATTACATGCAACCAGCAGCACGGCGGCGATCAGCAGCGCCAAGATCAGCGCAAACACCTTTTTCACTGCTTGACCTCCCTGACCGTGCCCTTGTAGCTTGTAGCGATGACCTGCCAAATCTCAACGCGGACGGATTTGTAACCCGCGTAGAACAGGTGACCGCGTATCAAATGCGCCGTCTTGCGGGCTTTTTCCTCCGTGGTACCGCTGATGAAGTGCTCGTGCTCTTTCTGCTTTCCCTCCGCACTGATGTATTTCACGGTGAGAATGTATCTTTTGTTCATTGGTGGCTCCCTCCCATCGGCGGACGATAATCCGGGTTGGGATTATCATCGGACATTAAGCGCTCCGGCACTTTGAACGCGTTGGCGAAAGCCTTTCTCAGCTCTTCACGCGTTTTATCGGACAAAAACGGCTTAACGCCTTCTGGCTTCTTTTCTTCCGGCTGGTCGTTAATGGTCAGCCCTTTAATGACGGTGGCGAGTTCCCACGCCTCCATGTCAATGTTGATTTTCATGTTTGCCTCCTTGCATTTTTAATAATTTCGTGTATTTCTCCGCTTCCCATTCTGCATACTGCCTGCCGAGCTCAAGCAGGTCAATAACCGCTCTGAGCGTCGCCACGCGTGCGCTTGCGATCTCGACGATCTCGTCGGTGCTGCCGAAGTTCTGCACGCGCCGCCTGTAGTCCTGCTTTGCATAGAACAGCATAGCGAACAGCTCTTGCTTTTGCTTCTCGGTCATGATTTTCACCTCTTTTTGGATTTACATTGTTTTTCCGCAAGGGTCTCCGATAAAGATAAACGCCTTTCTGTTATTATGGATTAATCTTCCGATAACCTCGCGCTCCATAATAGCGCGCTTGTAAAAAACCATATCTTTGTCGGGCGTTTTCCAATTTTCAATGGCGCCGCTAAAGCAAACACGGTCAGAATCAATAATAGTGATTTCTTCCAATGAATATTTTTGATTTAATCCTTTAATAACATTTTTGACTTTCATCTTTGGTACCTCCTTATTGTGGTTCTTTCAAACATCCCGCCATAGCACCTAACCAAGCGATTACCCGGTGGTTAGCTTTACGCCGTCAAGCGGCAACCGGGTTCCATAATGCGGGTGCGCTCATATTGTCGCAGGATGTTCATTAGGCAGTTTTCTGCTCTTTGGGATAATTCACAAAGAAATCGCACGAGACCCTAAAAAGGTTACAAATACTTATGTATTCTTCGGCGCTGATTTCTCTGTCTCCGTTTAAAAGTTGGCTAACAGCAGATGGCGAAATTCCAATATTATCGGCAATGAATTTTTGCTTGATTCCATTCTGCTTTACATAAGCCGCTATGTTTTCTCTTACCAAAATAACACCTCCATTTTTATTGTTGAGTTCTACTCAACTTGTCTATATTATAATACCGATTTTTTCAATTGTCAATAGATTTTCAAAAGAAAAGTTGAGAAAAAATAAATTTTTGTATTGAAATCTAAGAAATGGTGTAGTATAATCAATTTTACAGAGGGGTGATTAATATGAGTAATAAAAACATAAGACAAATAATAACAAACAATCTTAATGAACTTCTTAATGAAATTGTTAAAGCGCGTCTTAATGTTTCGGCGCTGATTATTGATTGATAAAAACAAAAAAGCGCCCTGTTCCATGTTACATAACACAGAACAGGGCTATTAAAAAAGAGAAGGATTATAAAATCAGGGAAGCGCCGCCCCGGCAGTGTACACCGGGACGGCTATATGCGAGAGGTCTCCAGAACACTATTATTATAGCATGACCCTCTTGCACCTGTCAAGGGAGGTAAACAGGAAAATTCAAAAATTGGCGAAAAAAATAAAAACCGCCCCTTCGGCTCGTGCACAAGCCGAAGGGGCTTTTGTTTATTCTTTGCTTGCCGTGTTAAGATTTGTCAAAATGTACCGTTCGCGTTCGCTGAGCTCAAAGACCTCTGCCTTTTCTCGCTCTGCCTTTTCTCGCTCTGCCGTCAATCGCTCGTTCAATAACAATCCGCCGCCAAAAATCTCCTTTCCGAGCGGTTTTTGTGCGTCGAGTTTGCCCACTCTGACGCATTCTCCGCGCGGAATTACAAAATCTATGCCGTATTTGTTATATGTATATAATTGCGCCGACGTTATCAGCTCCGGCGGATATACGTATTTTGGCATTTGCTTGGTGGTTTCTGCTCTGTTTTTGCAGTTGGCTTCCGCCACAGCAGCGTAAAGCGTGGGCGCTGTCCTCATGCGGATTTTAAACGGCTCCAAATTCGTCACAAACGACGTATGAATAATAGCTCCGTTTTCATAGGTTATGTCCACGCCAATCGGAAGCGAGGTGCAGCGGTCGGAAAGTGTCACCAAACTGGTGAGCGTCGGTGCGAAAAGGAAAAATTTTACCCCATAAAAAAGATAAAAATCAACGATAGCAGCCAAAATCGAAAACGGTGGATTGTCTACAACAATTTTGCCGCTGTAATTCTCACTTTCATAATCGCCGCCGGGCTTGAACGGACGCACAAAGGCGTTTTTGTCAAGATGGTATTCATTTGCCACCCATTCAGCCACCGCGTCATAGACAATCGGCGGCGTGTAGCAGTCGTCCGTTGTTTTTTTTCGGTTTGAATTTTTCGACAAAACCGTCGTAATCTTCAAACAGCTTTTTGTTTTGGCTTGTTGCTGCCATCTTTGGCTCCTTCCTGTGTCACGCGCACAACGCCGCAAAAGTCTCTTTTCCAGCCACGCCGTCAACCTCCAGCCCTGCCCTATACTGGTACTCACGAACCGCCGCCTCGGTGCCTGCGCCGAAAAAGCCGGTAAAGCCGCCGGGATTAAAGCCGGTGCAGATCAAGAGTCCCTGCAGCGTCCGAGTGATGTTGCCCTGTCTGCCGGCGCCAACATTAAACACCGCCGCCTTGGTACACGGTCCGAATATTCCGTCCACCACCAGACCGGCGCCGCACTGCCTGTTTAATTCCGTTTGCAGCGCCTTGACCAGCGCAGCCTTGGTCAGCCTGCCATAGATACCATCAACCGTCAGACCGGCGTTATAGTTATCATTGAGCCACGTCTGCACGGTTGCCACCGTCGGCGCGTCCGGAGGAAGCTCCGGCGCGTCTGAATCCGGCTCGGGTTCGGGTTCGGGCGTTGGCTCCGGTTCGGGAGTCGGTTCGTCGCCATTGTCGATCACTGCGTCATTGATGATTATATCAACATCGCAGTTGCCCGGTACGCCGGGGACGTCGCCGTCCTCGCCATACTGCCAAATGTCCGACTCCAGCGCCGGACAGCTCGCCCAGTGTGCAAGCCAAATGGAATAACCGAGGCGGCACATGAGCTCATAGTCAATAAAGTCTGCAAACCAGCTCGGCGAAGAATACATGCCGCCGCGCCGTCCTGCCGCCTGCACCGTGTCGATAAAGCAACACGCCATCTCGGTCATCACGGTCCTGCCCAGCGACATTTGACCGTCTTCTTCCATGTCGTAGTAGACAGGGATTTCAAGCGCCTTGCCGGAGATCACATTGATACAAGCTCGCGCCTCTTGTACGGCTTGCTCCGCGCTGTAGGCGTAGCTGTACCAGTACGCGCCGATTGCAAGCCCGACAGCGCGTGCTCCTGCATAGTGCTCATCAAACATATTGTCTTTCGTCGTGCCAAAACCGGCGCGAATGATGACCGCGCGGATTCCTGCCGCCTTGACGCGGCTCCAGTCAACGCCGCGCTGCCAAGTTGACACATCAATACAGTTAGGCGTCATCTGATGTATCCCTTTCCTTTCAGCTCTTCGCGCTTGGCGGCGACTTTTTCGTCGTCAATGCTTTTTACTTCCGATTCGGGAACCTCCATGATAGAGGCAACGTCCGCCGCGCTATAACCATACGCCAGCGCTTTGACGCACTCGTTATATACATCATTTGTCACTTTCGCCATCCTCCTTGTGATAATGCCTGCCCTGTTCCTCAACCTTACTCTTTAACGTCTTGATCATGCTCGTGAGAAACGACGGCAGCGGCACGCCCATCTCGCCGAGATTTTCCAAAATTGAAATCAATTCATTGATAATCAGCCAAACGGTGATGATCATACCAAAACAATAATTGATCTGCAAGCTGATCCCGATGGACACCAGCGCCGAGCTAATCAGGTAATCAACCACCATGCCCACAGCGACCAGCGCCAAATAGCAAACTTTTTTGACAATGCCCACCACGCCGACGCGGCTGTTGAGTTTGCCGGTCGCGGACGCGCCTGCCAAGCCGGTTATCCAGTCGATCAGCATGACCGCGACCAGCACCACAAGCGGCACCGCCAAAACGTTAAAATATGCCGCCAGAGCGCCCACCGCTCCCGCGAACAGAATGTGAATTAAATCTTTCATGTTATTTCCTCGCTTTATTCGATTTCGCTCCACGCGCTCCACTCTCCGGCAGGCTGCCACTGTGTTTCTGCTTGCCGTGTGCGCCACATCACACGACCATCACGGCAAAAGGCATATTGTGTAATATCAGTAGTTATATTCCTTGCCAAAACATATGCAGCCTGATTGTTAATCGACGTTGAATACAGTACGCCGTCTTCTATACAGTTATCAATTTCCGCAGTTTTCCATCCTGCAACTCTAAGCTCGCCAGACGTTTTATCGCCGTCGAGCGTTACGCCGTTGATCTGAGGCTTGTCCTCCAAATTGCTGTAACTGCCGAAACGTCCAAGCGCTTCCTTGGCGTCCTCCAGCGCGTCGGCGGCTTCTTTGAGCAGGTCGGAAATTGTGCCCTCACTCTCCGGCGTCACTTCGGCGTTGTCGAGGATGGAGCCATTGACGGACACCCACAAGGGGAATTGGAGCGTCAGCTCGTCCGTGTCGCGTGTGATATTGACCTCGATTTTGACGACGTCCTGCAACGTCTTGACAACGGCGTTGTCAAACGGAATCAGAATGTTTCCGTTCGCATTGACGGTGCACGTCACGTCATCACTGAGCAGATAGTCTTTGCCACGGTGCAGCACCATCCGCGCCACCACTGTAGCGCCGCCTGCATAAATGTGGCGCCCGTTCTGCATGAGCGCTACCTCGATGATCTCGCTATAACGATCGTCAACGTGCGAGATAGCGATCAACTTGGATGAGCTGACCTTGTCGTCAAGGTTAAACTCAACATATATCGGTTGTTTTAACAAATAAATCACCTGACCTTTCCCGCACTCAGCTTACAGGCAAATATACTGTCGGCGCAATTCTGTCTTCGCTTGCGATACGATCGGTATATGTGACAGTGAACGAGGGGCACAACATCGTTGTTACGGTATAACCCTGCTTTACGCTGCCAGAGCCTTCCGTTTCGAATGTAATATTGTTAAAATCACAACCGTTGATTTTTACTATGTCTTGCCTGCTGTCCGTTGCCGAACTTGAAAAACGAATCCCTGCTTTTCCCGACGGTGAAGTTGGCAGGTTGTTTTTGAAAATACAGTTATTAAACTCAAACGTACTGTTTTCGTACTCTGTTGCCGGCCAATCGTGCGAACTCCACGCTATACCATATGCAGCAGAAAATACACAATTATTGTATATATATTTGCTATTCTTATTGTGTCCGGCACCATAGGCGTAGTGTACACCATATGTTGACGCCGTAAAATAAACTCTGACGTTGTCTAAAACGCGCGTAGTACCGTTATAAACGGCTCTTCCGCCTGTTTCGTCGTGTATTCCGTACCGGCAATTACTGCACCTGATCTCAATGTTTTTGATAGTACAGCTGCCCGATAAATTAAGAGGCGAAAACAAAAAAGCGTGGTTTTGGTCTATGATCTCACTGTCCGACGGGTTCCATTCCAAAACGACCTTGCCGACACCGATTATTGTGGTATTAGGCGGCACAATGTGGTTAACGCGCTTCCAACTCAGTGACGAAGCATTTTCTATTGACGATATATATTCCGCCCCTCCCATTTCATCAAATATGTCATATACACCGCCGTAGACATATACGATTTTCTCTTTGCTGTTTGAAGCGAGAGCAATGAGCATTTCGGTGAAGCCGCTGAAATCGCCGTTTGTGCCGACAGTGTAGATTTCCGGCTCGTCGGGAATGGCGGAAACCTCATATTGCAGTCCGACATCGTTTGGAACAATGTTTCCGCCTGCTGATTTAGTGAATACAAGTTGCAAGTTATAATCATATTCAGCGGTGAGGTCTCTCAGCGCGATCGGAGAATCCAGTTTTACAAACTGCGTATAATCAGTGCTGAAGCCTGACCCTGTATATCCGCCCACATAATTTCCGTTAATGTCAAAAGCTCGTACTGACCCCTTGATACCATCATTAAAAATAGCTCTTAAAGCAGTCTGAGGAGTGTATGAAGCTGTTCTGCAAACAATGTCTGTATCGTATTTCCAGCCGCCTGCCGTATGGTATGAGCCTTGCTCGACATCGCCGTTGACGAAAGAAAAAACCGCATCCTTTAGAGCATCGATTTCAAGGGTGTTGCTGTCTGCCTGAGCCTGTGTGTTTTCCAGCCTTACGGCTGCAAGTGTCATCAATTCCACATCGGCTATAAACGTCGTTGTGCCTGCACCGTATAACTTTAGGAGACCGTCATACTGCGCAGTGAATTTATAAACACCGTCCCTATATATAGGAAGGCTCGGGCTAAGATGACCTTTTATAAAAGCGGTAGCCAATGTACCGTCAAAATCCGAGATCGTTATTTTTGCCGTCTCTCCGGTTTTCAGATAGATACTGTTACTTGTGTTTGTCGAAGAAGCGCCCTGCACCGTGCTGTCAAATCGGTTGAAGGCGGTGTTGGTCGCGTCGAACAGCGCGTTTTTCACCGCCTCTGTCGTCGGCACCTTGTCAGCGCTGCCCGCGCCGACGCTCTGCGCAACAGTAATCCCCGACCGTTTCATCGCCCCGTTAGCGTCCAGCGCCGCCAGCTCGCCGTCGGTTCCGGCTTGACCGTCCGCGCCGTCCGCGTATTTGACGATGCCGGTTATCGTAATGTTTCCATTCGCGTCAATGTTGACGTTATCGCCAGCCGTCAACGCCTTTTGCAGTCCGAGCTCGCCAGACGTTTTATCGCCGTCGAGCGTTACGCCGTTGATCTGAGGCTTGTCCTCCAAATTGCTATAACTGCCCATCCGTTCAAGCGCTTCCGTTGCGTCCTCGAGCGCGTCGGCGGCTTCTTTGAGCAGGTCGGGGATTGTGCCCTTACTCTCGGGCGTTACCTCTGCATTGTCAAGGATGGAGCCGTTCACAGATACCCACAGTGGGAATTGGAGCGTCAGCTCGTCCGTGTCGCGTGTGATATTGACCTCGATTTTGACGACGCCCTGCAATGTCTTGACAACGGCGTTGTCAAACGGAATCAGAATGTTTCCGTTCGCATTGACGGTGCACGTCACGTCATCACTGAGCAGATAGTCTTTATCTCTGTGCAAAACCATTCGCGCAATGACGGTCGCGCCGCCCATGTAGACAAAGCGGTCGTTCTGCTTGACGGCAACCTCCAGCGTTTCGCTGTATTTGTCGTCAACGTGCGAGATCGCGATTAGCTTTGACGGGCTGGTGCGTGCGTCAAGGTTAAATTCGTAGTAAATTGGTTGTTTCAGCATTTTTTCACCTGACCTTTGCTATCAAATCTGAGACTTTCAAAATTTCGTTGCCGAGCGTGATGGACGTCCAGCGTTCTGCGCAACTGTCATAGCTTGTTTTGGTTATTCGCGCTTCAACAATTCGACCGCTTTTCAGCTCGACGTCTACTGTGTCGCCCAAGCCGACGGCGCTCATTTCGTCCAAAATCGGGCGATAATTGACCGTCAAATTCGGGCTTTCGGCTGTCTGCACGGCGTTTCCGGCGCCGTTGACAAAGGCTCTTGCGCGGTTGCGCAAAGAAACTCTATAATCCATTATCTGGTCGCGGCTGATCTCTGTATTGTCAAAAGTGTTGGTCGCGTCCCACATATAGATTTTATACAGTTTTTGACCGCTGACGATTTCCACCGGCACCGAGCAGAGGGTCGCGTCCGTGCCGGTCTCCGTGATTTTAAAATTGCCGTAGGCGACGACATGCGAATAGACATTATCGGCGGTCAGCGTCAACTTGGGGTCGGTAATGTTCCGATTCCACCGCAGTACATAGTTTTTCTTGGAGCCGAGCCGCTGCAAAAATGACACATCAAAATTGTCATAATAAAACTCACCGCCAAAAACGGTCGCCATTTCCTTGAAAAAATCGCCGAGGGTTCCGGCACGGCTCCAGCCGGTCTGCATAGCCGCTGTTGCCGTTATAGCGGACGAAAAACTAAAAAAGTTATCACCGTACAAAAGCGGCTCGATTACGTTCCAATGCCCCTGCGGCGTTGTGACGTTCGTTGTCGGCGTGAAAACGTCGAGGATCACGTTGTTATAGGCGCAGTGCTTGATGTGCCTGCCCTTGACCGTCACGGTGTTGTTTTCCTCAAAATAATTATAGATTTCAAAGAATTGCGGCGGGTCAAAAGGGTTCGGCTTTGCCAGTAAGAAATTTTGATTCTCAATCCGGTCAAGCAGCTCGTCGGTGATGAAGAACGCCGCCGACAAATCATAATTGTTGTTGATTTGGTTCGTCACCACACAGCTTTTGCATTTGGTCAGCCGTCCGAGATACCGCAAGCGGTCGGGAGACGGTATGGGGTGCGTGGGTTCGTAAAGCAACGGGAGCATTATAACCGCCTCCAGTTTGGGATAACCATTAAGCTAAAGCTGCCAGTCGTTAAACTGCCATTTAGATTAAACCTAATTGTGTTATCACCCGGTTGCAGATCCGGCAGTAAAACAGCGCTCAAATAATGCTTTTGTCCTGCCGCCTCAAAATAAAATTGCCGCCTGACATTATCAAAACAATAGATTGTGTTCCGCGGATAATCACTATCAGACAGCAGCGCCGAGCCGGTCTGACCGTTTACCGTGACATTTACCGTGTCGCCGCTCGTGCGTGCCGAAATGAATTGATAGATTGGCTCCGCGTCATATGACTCCGGATTGTGCAGCACATTGTCGGCGTTTCCGTTGACAAACTCCACCGGCGTCAAGCCGCTGTTGCTGTACCAAAACGGCACGCGCGAAAATTTCAGCGTTGCCGTCAGCAGCGTGCGCAGCTCGCGCTTGACCTCATCAAAATTCGTCAGCCGCGCTTTGGTGAAATAGCCGTCGTTCCATGAATCTGTGTATGTATAATACGCGCCCTGTAGCGGCGCCAGCCAGTCGATAACGGCTCGGGCAATATCGTTTGCCGTCATAGCGGTTTTGTACGTTATAAAGGCGATTTTGACCGAAAAAGGCACATTGTTATAACTTTTGTTGTCGATCACCTCGTCGCCGCTCTGACCGTAGATTTTGACCTGCTCCACGTCGCGGCTCGCGATCGTGTGGAACGGCGCTTCGGTGATCCTGCCGCCGAGGCTCGAAAGGCTCACGCCGTTAAATGAAAAACTACGCATATACGCCCTCCGTCTGTCTGACCGCAGCGGCAAGCTTCTCCGAAACCTGCTCCGTGAGTTCGTCAATGTCCGTGTCGCTGTCAAGCCGCTCAACGGTGATGTTAAAGGTTAAGGTTTGATTGATGGTTTTGCTTTCGTCTCTGTCCGTTCTGAACGGCGAGCCGGTGCCGCTCTCACGCTTGGCTTTGCGGTATTCCTCGGCTTCGCTTGCCGTCAAAACCGCCTCGCCCGCGTCAAGGTAGGCGAGAAACTTGTCATTCGGCACATAGTCGATGCCGGCACGGAATCGAGGTAGCGTGACGTTTGGAATATCGGGAATTTCCCATCCAAACACTTGCACGATCCAGTTGATACCGTGCAGCATTTGATTGATGATCCAGATGATACCGTTGATAATTCCCTCGATGGCAGCCGGCAGCAAGTTGAAGATACCCTTTGCCGCCTGCACAATACCATTCCAAGCTTCTTCCCAGTTGCCTTGAAAAACGTTTGTGATAAACGTGATAATACCGCTCAGAATGTCGGTGATCGGCTTCAGCAAATTGGTGATGTTCGTGATCGCTTCGCCCAACACGCCCGAAAGCAGCTGTGCCAACAGCTCTATTATTGGCGCAGCCAACTGCAAAAGGTTGGCGATGATCGGCAAAATCGTCTCTGCCAACAGCGATAACAGCGGCATGATGGCTTCAAAAATTTTCAAGAACACGGGCAAAACCGTCTGTACGATCTGCAAAATCGGTGGCAGAATGATCTGCACCAGCTGAATGATTATCGGCAGGATCTGTGACGCAAGCTGAATGAAAAACGGCAAAATCTGCTGAATAATCTGCAAAAACACCGGCAAAACCTGCGTGATGATCTGCTGAATAAACGGCATGAGCGCGGTTATCAGCTGCACAAACAGCGGCAAAACCTGCTGTACGATTTGCAAAAACAGCGGCGCGAACTGCTGAATCAAATCGAGAATGACCGGCAACAGCGTTGTGACAAGCTCCTGAAACACCGGAAACAGCTGTTGCAGCAGGTCAAAAATGGCCGGCAATATCGTTTCGCCGGTCTCAAATAGTGCCGGCAAAACTTCTTCAAGAAATTGTGACGCGATCGGCATAAGTTGCGTGATCGCCTGCTGCACAAACGGCAAAGCGTCCTGCAGTTTGTCGGCAACCTTTTTGATGATCGGCATAAATGCGCCGCCGAGCTGCGTGATGATTGCCGAAAACGCGCGTTTGGTCTGGTCGAGCGAATCGGTCAGACCGACGCCGCTGTCGATCAGCTCGTCAGACATCACCAGTCCCAGCTCGTGCGCCTTTTGCTTCATTTCGTCGATTGATCCGCTCTGAGAGTTGAGCAGCGGCATTAATTCGGTGCCTGATTTGCCAAACAGCTTGTTTGCCAGTGCCGCGCGCTCGGTTTGGTTGTTGACGCCTTGCAGTGCGGTCAAGCAGTCATATAGCATGTCCTCTTGACTCTTCATTTTGCCGGTGCCGTCGTCAATAGATACGCCGAGGCGGTCAAGCAGCTCTTTGGCTGACGCGTTGCCCTTTGCCGCTGCGTCCATCTGGTTTGTCAGCGTTTTTATGCCGCCGCGCAGGCTATCTACACTGGTGCCTGTCTGCGAGCAGATAAAGTCAAGCTCTTGGTAGGCTTGACGCGACAAGCCGATTTTTTGCGACATCTTGTCAACGTGATCGGCGGTGGACGCGGAGCTTTCTGCCATTTTGAGCATACCGCCGGCGGCGACGGTGGCGCCGCCGACGATGGCAGCGCCCCATTTTGCCGCTGTCTGCACGCCTTTTCCGAGGGTTGACGCAACGCTTGACGCCTTTTCGTCTGTTTTGGATATGGATCTGTTTGCTTCGTCGTTGTTGACGAAGATCGAACCGAACAGCTTAAAAATTTCAACCGCCATCGCGCTGCACCTCCCATTCGTAATCGTCTAAATAATGCTGTACTTTTTTGTGTGTTTCCTCTGCCGTCGGCTGCCTGCCGCCTGCCGCGAGCTTCTGCGCGACGCGTTGCTTGAAGTCGTCAAAGCTGATGTTGTTGATTGCCGCATAAGATGCCTCATACGCCCTCAAAAGCGCCTCGTCGTTTGATTTTTTGACAAGGTAATCAACTATCTCACATAGCTCCGAAAACTCGGCATGCTCCAAAATTGAGAGGTTTCCGTAGCAGTAGCCGATCAGGAGCTGCGCAGTTTGGACATTGAGGCAGAGACTAAAGCGAAAAAATCCTTGAGGTTGTTCAGCTCAACCAGCTCTTTGAAATCCTCGCGGATTGTCGTCAAGTCGTAATACTTCACTTCGTCCGGCTTGGCTCCCTTGATGCTCGCATAGAGCTCATATACGCGCCGCTCCACTTCCTCGGTCGCGCAATTGGAGATGATTGTCACAAACGCCTCCAAGCCGATTTGCTCCGCCGACAGCGCGAGCTCGTCCTGCTCCGCCTCGGTCGCGTTTTTATCCTGCTCCGCTTCCATTTCTGCGGCACGGGCAGCCTTGCGGCGTTCGGCTTCTTCCTGGCGGCGTTTAACATCCATGCCAAAATCAGCCACTTCTTTTTGCAGGTTTGCCGCCTTGATAATTCGCGCAACCGCAAACGCGTCCAAAAGTCCCAACTTGCGCATCAGCTGTTACCTCCCTGTGTATCGTTGCTCGGTGTATTGTTGCTCGCGGCGGCTGCCGCTGTCTTGGGACGGTAGATTGCAAACGGTGGCACGATCTCCTGCTCCGGATCGTCGTACACATCATCGTCAAGATAGCCGTAGAACTGGCACTCTACACCGGCGTTGTTTTTGTCCTCGGCGGAAAACGTCAAGCCGCCCTCATGGAAGGCGTTGAAAACCTGAATGATCATCGGCTTATTTTCGCCGAGGATGTTGCCGATAAAGGTGATATTCTCCTCAAAATCCTCGTCCTGAATGGTGTCGCGCCCTTTGATGATGTCATAGTTCTGATCGGTCTCGGTATCAATATCCGCCGCCGCGAGTGCACGTCTGAGGTTGTCGGAGGTCATCTCGACCAAGGTCGTTTTGAGATAGACATCCCAGCTGTCGATCAGGGTGTCACCCTTGGTGCGCGTATGCACACCGTCGATCTCCATACGGCGGTAGGTGGGCTTTGCCGAAAACTCGGTGCCTTTTTGCGTGGCGCCGAGGCATTTTCCGGCTGCCTTTGCCGACTGGTAGGTATCGGTGCCGACATGAAAGTTTTTGAAGAGCACGCCGGCGTCCAGCAACAGCTTGTCCGGCGTAGTACCGTTGTAGCCACTGTAGGGCTTGACGCGCCTTACTCTTGCTCTGGGCATAATTAAAAGTCACTCCTTGTATAGATCCTTGTTTCAAACGTCAGCATGATGTGCCGCAGGCTCTTTTCCTGTTCCGGCACGGGCTGACGGTCTTGATTGTAAAAAAATTGATAATAAAAATTATCGGTTTCAAGTATTTTTCCGTCCATCACGGAGATCACAGAGTCCGCTGTATCCTGCAGCACCTCATCGGCGCGTTTGTCGTACAAGTGCAGCGTCAAAAGGTGCTTTTCATAGGGATAATCCTTGACAGACAGCTGCCGCAGCTCATAGACTGCACGCGGAAAGCCGGCGCTGTCGGGGCTGAATTGATAAAACAAAGAGGGACACAGCGGCGCAAGCTGTTCCATGATGACCTCTTTGTGGTCGTTCGTCCTACTCACCGCTGTATTCCTCCTCATTGATCATTCCTTCCGCCGACTCACTGCCGATTGCGGAAAGATATTGCTGTTGGATTTTTTGAATCGTGGCGATGTTGTTCTCCGTGGATTCAGTCAGCGCCGCGATTTTGGGATATTTTTGTGTACCAATTTCCTGAAACAGACCATAAAAGCCACCGGGCTTAAAGCCAACCTGCAAATCGGGCGTTTGCTGCCTTGCACGCACCCAGTACTGTGTGTTTTTGGCAAGGCGACCCGTGCGCCGCTTGATTTTTTTTCGCGTCTCACGGCAAACATATTTGCCGGTATCGCGCAGCGCGGCGCGTGTCAACTCGTTGAGGGTGTACTGGATGCGGTCGCAATTGGAGAGAAATTCCACGCCGTTGCGGCTGAATTTAACAGATTTCGGCAAAGGCATGGGTGTCACCTACAATCGCGGTCAAATAAAGCTCTATGCGGTCACTCTTTTCCGGCAAATATGTGCGATATATGTTGTACCGCTCGCCGTCCAGCTCGCATAGCTGCTCGCCGTGATACTCAAACGCATACATTTTCAGGCACCGTTCCGGTTTGAAGCCGACTGCTGCCGCCTGAAAAAACTCTGTTTGACGGATGGATATATCTTCGGCATAAACAAGCGTTTCGGTCTCGGTATAAACCGCGTTTCCGTGGGGATCCACACCGGTTTCCTCTCTGCGGATCAGGGAAATGATGACATCATTACTCATGCCGTCACCCCTTTGATGCAGTGCTTGCTGCCCTTGATCTTGGTTAAAAACATGTTGTATGACTGCATCAGCTTTTCGTCCACGCTGCCGCCGAAATTCGCCTGCACATACACAAGCACCGCCTCAGACAGGAGCGCGTCGGGTTTTTGCAAATCGGCAGAAGGTACCCCGATGCGCTCCAAATCAGCCAGCGCAACATTTACATACTGGCGCACGTCCTCGTCAAGTGCATCTGACTGCATTTTGCGAATTCTCAGTTTGGCAGCCTCGAATAATTGCTGCCTGTCCATTAGGACGACGCTTTCTTCTTCACGCGGACAAAGCCGTTCCACGCCGCGACGTTACCGCCGGCATAAAACTCCGCCTTATGCGCGATCTGACCCTGACGGAACTTGTAATCCGTGGAATGCTGCACCTCCAAATCGGAGAAAACAGGCATCTCGTAGTTATGATACGGACCGTATGCCATGCACTTGGTACCTACCGCTGTTGCCACATTGGACAACGCCGGACAGGCGGAATTGATGATGAAAGGAACGCCGTCGATCGTGCCGGTGTTGCCGCGCGTTTTGACGTCATAGACCTTCCTATCCTCGGAATTGCGCAGCATAGCAAACGCTTTCAGATCCTGCTTGCTGAGGATCAGACCGCAGTTGCCCTCAACATCCTCGTCGCCGCCGTAGGAATAGATGATCTCGTCCAGCGTGGTCGCTGTGATCTCGGCGATTTCGACGTCGGTGCTGCCGTCGATCACCTTGGCCGGCGCGTTGAAAATACCGGTGAATGTGTTGGTTGTGCCTGCGCCGACAACGATCTGACGGCTCGCTTTTCTGCGAACGGCACGCGCCACGGACTTGGAGATGATGTTGTCATAGGCTGCCGGCGCAAGCTTCTTGATCTCCTCCGGCTCTTCGCAGTAGGCGGTGATTTTTGCCTTGTTGATATCAACATAGTCAAATTCGGGTTCTGCCGCCGCCGCATCGCCGCCCTCGGCGGTATAGTCGCCTTCGGCATACGATTTGACGAAGCCGCGCTGATAGCTCTCGCCGCCGGGCAGCGGTACCAGCCTAACCGCGTCGATCAGACTTGAAACGTCGTTGAAGGTATCTCGCACGTCGGTTGCGGTGTGATTGGGCATAGCGGTCGTAGAGGATGGGATCGCGTTGAACACCTCTTTGAACTGCATCTTGACCTTTGCGCCGTCTTTGAGCAGCTTGCCGCGCTTCGCCTGCGCGGTTTCGGCTCCTTCGCCGTCGTCCTTGCCGCTGTCGTCGTCCTTGTGCGCGTCGGCAATGCCGTGCAGCTTTGCCATTTTGGCGGCGTTTTCCAGCTTAGCGTTGATTTCCTCGGCTTCCGCCAGCAACGCGTCAAGCTTTGCGCCGTCGTTTGCTTCCTGTGCCGCCTTGGCTTCGTTTTTGATGGCTGCAAGACGGGCTTTTAATTCTTTTTTTGTCATATGTGTCAGACTCCTTTCGTCAAAGCGCTGATACACAGCGATTTGATTTTTGCCGCCTTGGCGGCGTTCTGTTTATCATCATGGCTGTGTGCAGCCTTGACTGTGATGTTTTTCGGGGCGTTTTTGAACCGGGACAGGTCAGCGCAAGCGGCTATCTGTTGTTCCTCTCCGACCTCGACATTGAAATATTCTGCCGCTTGTTCTCCGGTCAGCCACGTTTCCTCGTTCACCATTTCGGCAATCGTTTCACGGCTGACGCCTTCGCACAAATGCTCTTCATAGATATTGAGGATTGATGTTTCAACGGTATCAAGCACATCGGCTTCTTTTCGCAGGTCGTTAGCGTTACCAATGGCGCGGCTCCACGGCTTGTGGATCATGAAAAATGCGTTTTTGGGAATGATCACTCTGTCGCCTGCCAATGCGATTACGGAAGCGACAGAGGCGGCAATACCGTCCACATGCACGGTCTTATAACCGCTGTGACGTTTGAGAATGTTATAGATAGCGATACCGGCAAACACCGAACCGCCACCCGAATTGATGAAGATATCGAGGTTTTTGCCCTCATGCTCTTTCAGCAGATTCTTTATGTTATCGGGGTACTGGTCTTCGTCTGTCCATGCACCCCAAGAATCACTGACAATATCACCGTAGAAATAGATTTCAGCGGTATTGGTGCCGGAGTTCTTGATTTTGATAATTTCGTTGACGTTATTCTTGATTTGCGGCAATTCAATCATCCTTTCCCGTTTGATATAGGCTCTGATCTGTCACCTTGACGTAGTTGAGCGATACCATTCTGACCTCGCCCTCTTCGCCGAGCGTCGGCTCGTCCATGATCTCAAGCATGCGGTTCAGCGTGATACCGCCTCGGTCAAACAGTGCTGTCGCGATCGTCAACCGCGCGGTCGCCGTCGCGTATTGCAGGCGGTCGGCAACAAACTTAATGCGGTTGCCAAAGCCGCGCTGGCGCTCGGTGAACATCTTGTAGGTAAATTCCATGGACAGCTTCATGGCGATCACTTCGATCTTGCTCTCGTAGAACGCGTTCCATTTGGCTTCGTCATAGTCGCCTTTAATGATGTCGGCGCTTATGCCAAAATAATCGCGGATGTTCTCCTTGAAGAAATTCAGCTGTGAGGTCGGGATCTGCTTCGGCGTTTGCGTCAGTTCTTTGAACTCCCATTCGCTGCCGATGCCTGCAATACCGCCTTCGTTGGTGGCGCTCATGTATGCTTTTTGGAATTCAGATACCTTTGCCTTTAAATCCTCGTCGTCGATCCAGTTGTTGTATTTCATGTAACCGCGCAGCGACGCCGAATTTTTGACAACGTTTTTGATGCCGTCATAGGTGGTGTTCAGCATGTCCACCGAAGCCCTCAAATCATCTTCGGCATTTGTGCCGAAAAACCGCTTGTCTGTGGGGCGGTCTTTCAGGTGGATCACAACGTCATAGGGGACGGTGTATTGCTTGCCGTCATATGCCCACGTGTACCGGAACAGCAGATAACCGTTATCCTCGTAGATCGTGTAGCTCGTACACGTTACAACGGGGATTTCTTCGATTTCGGTAAAATCCTTGTTGTACATAATAATTGCAAAACTATCTCCCGTTCGGACGGCTCTGTGTACGATCTTATACAACCAGTCAACGGTGTTTAACTCTCGGCAGGGGCGAAGGGCAAGCAGCTTGGCGAGACGGTCGTTTTTGATCATAATGCCCTTGTCGTCCTTGCGGATGACCTGCGGCGTCAGCTTGGAAGCTTGAGTCGCGATGCGGTCGGCGACCTCATTTAACAATTCCTCGGTCGTCTGATAGGCGCTGCCGCTTTCACCGTTGTTGAATGAGATATACGCGCTCTTGGAGCGCCGAAAAAGCTTTTGTATAATGTTCATTTATGCCACCTTTGCATTTTGCAGCATTTTTCCGATCGACTTGTAATATTTACTGCGAACCGTGAAGGCGTCAAACACCGACACGGGACCGTCAATGTGCAGCCGGCTTTCGAGCTTGACAGGCTTTTTGCGTTCATTGACGTCGTTATACTTGGCGGCAACGTCGAGCAACTGCTTTTTGAGCAGCTCATTGTCGCCAATATGGATTTTTCCATCCTTCAGCAAGCCCTCGAATTCGTCCATAATTGGGGAGAGGTTTGTCCCTTGGAAAACGTCGTCGGTGTGGAAGCCTGCCTCGTCCAGATCCTGAATGAGATATTGTGCGCTGTAGCGGTCATAGCCGATCCACAGCGGTTTTAAGCGGAAGGTTTTGAGCGCTGAGAGGATCCAGTTGAAGACGTCGCGGTAATCAACATAGTGGTCTCCGGAAATCATAATGCGGTTCTTTTTCTTGTGAATTTCATATTTGACTTCCGGCTCGGTTTCGCACGCTTTTTTGAAACTGTCGGCAGGCATAAAGAATTTTGTGATGATGTAAAATTCTCCTTTTTTCTCGATCACGAAAGACGCCGCTGTCAGGTCGGTGGTGCGTGATAGGTCGATTCCTGCCACACAGTAGCAGCCGTAGAAATCGCTGAGATCAAAGTGCTCGCCGCTCGCCGCGTCCACCGCTTCAAAATCAAGCCACGCAATGGAGCTGTTCTGCATGATGTTGCAGTACTTGCACAGGAACTCCGCTTTTCTGGATTCCGAGTCGCGTGCGATCTTGATTTCTTCAAGGTAGTAATCTTCTTTGACCGATATGCCGAGATTCGGATTTGCTTTTTTCAGTTCTTCGATGTCGTCCCATTTGGACACATCGTCGATGATAAACAAAAACGGCAGCAACCGCATTTCGCCCTGACCGAGCTTGTTTTTCATAAAGCGCGTTGACCGCGCGAAGAGCTCGGCATAGATGCCGTCGGTGACATAGCCTGCTGTGCTGATAGAGAGAATCAGCGGCTGGTTTCGGGATCCAAGCGCCGATTTCATGACCTCGTACTGCTTCAAGCCGGAGCCGCCCTGCCATGCGGCGAGCTCGTCGCACACGGTCAAATGCGGGTTAAAGCCGTCGGACTTTTTGCTGTTAAAGGCAAGCTTGGCGATCGTTGTGTTGAAGTCGGCAATAAAGAGATCCTTTTTGCGCTTCTTGGTGAGCTCGGCAAGCTCTTCCTCCTGCTGCACGGAGGTGTAGAACGAGTTGAACACCAGCTCCGCCTGATCGAGCTTCGGGGCAAGGCAGTAGATTTCTGCGCCGTATTCTCTGTCACAATAAGCCATATATTCAGCGATCGCCGCCGCAAAGAGCGTCTTGCCGTTTTTTCTGGCGACAACGATAAACACCTCGCGGAATTGCCGGAAGCCCGACGCTTCAACGATGCCGAAAATGCAGCACACGATAGCTTTTTGCCAAAGCTCCAGCTTTAGCAGGTCGTTTCGTCCTTTGCTGTGATGGACAAACTCCTCGATGAAGGTTATCGCACGCTGCGCTTTTTTCTCGTTATAAAACCAAATCCCCGCGTTCAGACCGTCAATGATGATTTCAAAAATCTTCCGTATCCACTTACCTACAACAACCTGCTTGCGCTGGATCTGCTTGTAATACTCGTGGATGTAGTCAGTCACTTAAAAACAAGGCGGCAAGCCTTGACTCCTTTTTGTCCTTTTTGTCCGGGATATAAGAAATCAGCATGTCGATCACCTTGGTGTAGGTCCTGAGATAATCTGAGTAGATGCCGACAGCCGGCACAGCCTTTTGAAATTTTTGAGACGCGTTGACGGTGGTGGTCTCCAAGCCTTGATTTTTTATCAGCCGCTGTGCTTCGGCGAGGACGGTTCGGCAGAATGCCGCTTCAAAAATCAGCCTGTCGAGCAGATCACCGCGATCGGTGTTGACCAACTTGCCCTTTTCGTTTTTCTCCGCAAAGTGCTTTTTGAAAATCTTCCTAAGCTTTGACATCTCCGCCTTGATCGCTTTATCGTTTATCAAAATTTCAGAATTCGGCACATCTCCCATCAAATCACCGTCCTTGACCCCCCTTCACGCGCGCGCACACGAGAGAGGTTTTTTTGGGTTTTTC